AATATTATAGCGGATGGCCGCCACGTGTCGCTAATCCGTAATAGAGACTTCTAGTATATATAATACCCCATTACCCCAATTAGTAGCGCAGTTTGAGAGAGAGCTCAATCGGGGTACACCCTTCTTATTACAAAAATGCCATCGGTTAAAAGTTTAAAGTCTCAGCAAAAAACTATTTCCTCACATATCCAGAGTGCTCTCTTTTCCTCGTCTAACCCATGTTCATATCCGATTCAACTAACGAATTTCTTCTATTTCATAGACACAATTCACATAATCATAAGATATCAAACAACTGTTTTTCATTTCTTGGGTTAATTTCTGGGATACCCAGAAACATTCTTCTTCGTCGACGATAGTTCATCGACTGTTTTCACAAACAAACCCTAATTTCTTCTTCAGGAGTTCATATTCAAGAATTGGTGCCGCTGCGCGGCCGTTCTTTCTCAGATGGAATCTCAGTTAGCGTTTCCTCCTAGCGCATTCAACTACATAGAGTCACATCGCGACGAATATCAGCTTTCGCATGACCTGAACGAGATAGTATTGCAGTTTCCGTCAACGGCGTCACAGTTCACGGCGAGGATAAGTCGGAGTTGCATGAAGATAGACCATTGCGTCATAGAATACAGACAACAAGTTCCGATTAACGCCACAGGGACGGTGATTGTGGAGATCCACGACAAAAGGATGACGGATAACGAGTCGTTACAGGCGTCATGGACTTTTCCGATCAGGTGCAACATAGATCTCCACTATTTCTCGGCATCTTTCTTTTCGCTCAAAGACCCAATTCCGTGGAAACTCTACTACAGAGTTTGCGATACGAATGTTCATCAGAGGACCCATTTCGCGAAATTCAAGGGGAAACTGAAATTGTCGACGGCGAAACACTCAGTGGATATACCCTTCCGGGCACCGACGGTAAAGATACTGTCAAAACAGTTCACCGACAAAGATATAGACTTCTCCCACGTCGACTATGGCAAATGGGAAAGGAAGCCCATAAGATGCGCGTCCATGTCGAGACTTGGGCTCAGAGGTCCAATTGAAATAAGGCCTGGTGAATCATGGGCTTCCAGGAGTGCAATAGGAATAGCCCAATCAGATGCGGACTCAGAGATACAAAACGAACAGCACCCGTACAGACACCTAAGTAGGCTGGGGTCCAGCGTTTTGGACCCGGGAGAGTCTGCTTCAGTTGTGGGAACCCAGAGAGCAGAATCGAACATAACAATATCATTGGGACAATTAAACGAGCTAGTTAGATCTACAGTCCAAGAATGTATTAATAGTAATTGTAAGGCTTCAGAGCCCAAATCTTTGCAATGAAAATATTGTTTTATTGATCAACCAACATAATCAAGGTCAAACGATACAAAGCATGACGCCTTAGACATCGTGTCAGACATCCAACAATAATAAACTAATAGGGCGTTCTTGCTAATATTGCCATAAACACCGTTACATGAATCATGTTCTAAATCCTTAAACGTGGACCAACAATTAAAACGCCTATTAGAGAGCCAAGTTGACCCTTCCACGTCTACCATCATCGTATCCTTCTCCACAGACAACACACGTTTGAACACGTGTCTTATATAGTAACGGTCCTTCAAAGAAGGGGTTATGTTGAGGTTACCGTGACTGTGGATCCTTGCACCAAACAGTTCATCGAATGTATGCAAACACCCAGACGAACCAAGGTGGGGTTTACGATCCACAACAATGACTAAAGAGAACACTCCGTCGACCTTAGAGTTCGAACCGTCCATGTTCATATCCGGCTGAACACGTTCCAGCTTGACCGTCCCCTTGAAACGAAGCCGTTTCAACTTGATATAAGACCTGCTCCGGTTCGGTTGAGACTTACCCAAACCAGGGAAACTGATGAACGTGGATATGGCTGAATTATGGGCCATAACAAACTCCGGGCCGAACTGGTTCTCGTGTATACGTTGGGCTGTCATTTTGGGCTCATCAATGGGTTTAGTTGACTTCCCTGATCGACGTTTCCCATCATCTCGCTTCGAGATGGTTGAACGCTTAAACACATTGTTTCGAGGATAATAACGACGTGCAACGAAGGAAGAACCACGCTTAAACCTTGGAGAATACATAATTAGGGTTTATCAAATAGTCGAACCGGGCTTATAAACAATGATATACACGTAGTTCTAGCCGAGTCTTTCCTGATCAATTTTGTTAGTCGGCCCCAATATATAACAAAGGATGATTCAAAATAATCTTAAATAGACTCGGCAACACGGTCTAGAATCAGCCACGTCTACCTACAAGTACAGTGGGCCATCATGAGGTAGCGCGATAAAATCGTTCACAAATCAAATGTAATCGCGCGACAAACAAATGTAGCTTTAAGCTTTAATTCGAATTAAAGCGTTAGTCAAACGATACCCACTGACAATATGGCCCAAAGTAGCGCCAGAGCTCCACTTGAGAGACGCCACGTTGAGGGGGGCCACCAGGAGAGCGCCAAGAGGGGAGGGGTAGTGCGCGTGGGCGCGTGTGCGGAGGGAACTGGAGGAACACGAGCCACCGATGCGCGCCACGTGGAGGGGGGGAAAAATCGCGCGGCCATCCGGT